GCAGGGAAGGACCATCAGCACATTGACCGCTTATATGGGAACAGGAGGATTGAATACGCCAATGGTGGCTAAAACTGAGGTGAGGAAACTTACGCCTCTAGAGTGCGAAAGATTGCAAGGTTTCCCTGATGGCTGGACCATTAGCCAAAGCGACACCAATAGATATAAGCAGCTAGGAAACGCCGTCGCTGTGCCTGTCGTTGAATGGCTCATCAGGGGTATATGTGATAGTGTTAGCGAACGCTGGTAGCCCCTTCCGTTCCAGCCCCTCCTAGCAAGAAGGCCCTCGTCGAAAGACGGGGGCTTACTTGTCTGTGGAATAGAAGCCAGAACCTCGGAACTGAATAGAGGGCGTGGTGTATACGCGCCACATCTCTACCTTGCACTCTGGGCAGGAGGGAGAGGACGCTTCAGCGTGGATGGAGCGCTCGACATCAAACTCGATGCCGCACTGATTACACTTATAGGGGTAGCGCATAGTTCAGATTGAGGAAGCCGACGAGTTTGATCTTCTTAGATGTGTTAGCAAACTCTGTGGTAGTAGGCATCCATCGCTCTTCCCACGCCGGCTGTGGTACACGCGATAGGTCAAACGCAAAGACTCCGTTAGGTGTCGAGTTGATATACCAAGGGTCAAGGACTCGGAAACCTGCCTCGTCCACAAGACGGACATACTTGGACTGCTCAATGAGTAGGTCTGGGTAGTGTGTGTGACGACACTTGAGTTCGATGTAGAACTTCTTGTCGTCGGAGATGCAGTCGAAACTGTCGTACATTCCCTCTGACTTGTATAGGTCAGGAAAGTGTTTCTTCTTGAGGTACTCAAAGAGATCGGCCTCCTTCATTGCCAAGGACTTTCACCGCCGAGGTTTGCAACTACCTTGCGGAGCGCATTGAGGATGCGCCGGTCAGCAGTGGAGATGGCACAGCCAAGGTAGGTTGCAATCATCTCTAGTGTGTAGTTCTCGTGGTATCGAAAGCGCAGTATCTCCTGCTCGTCCTTCTCTAACTTGACATAACTAGCCTTGATGTCTACCAAGATAGCGAGCAGGTTGCCACCCTCAGCAGGAGCAGAAGGTTTCTGTGGTCTGCCATCGTTGATCATATTCTGTGCCTGCTCTAGGGCAGTGTCGTTGACTACCGAAGCAATCACATAGGGCAGGAGTTGGCTGACTGTGATGCGGTCATAATAGGACTCGTCTTGTATCTCATAGCCAGACTTGCTGGCTTTCTCCTTGCGAGCGTAGCGCTCTAGTGAGCGTTGCATCTGCCAGCCGATACGCCTCTCATTGTGCTTGCGTATCTGCTCGTCTTGCTCTTCCATCTGTTTGTTGAAGTCTCTAGCGCGAGAGGTCAGGAAGAGGTGTGCTTCCTGCATCAAGTCGGCTCGTTCAATATACGCCCAGAACCTGCGGTGGACTGTGTGTACCACGCTAGGGATGAGGTCCTTGAGGATGGGATGTATCTCAGTCATTGACTTCTTTGCCACCATCACTACAGGTACATTGGTGCATCAGTTTTCCTTCTCGGTCTATGTAATTCCATCCGTAATGTGAAACAGTTATCTTCTTTCCATCTTCATAGATGAACTCTTCTGTACACGCAACAGCAGTTATATGTGTTTCAGTCATTAGGTAACTCAGGCCACTTTTTATCGAGGACCATAATGGCTATGGCACTGTAGTTGAGAAGATCTATGAAGGAGTCTCGGAGCGACTCGTTACTGGGAGAGACTCGGCTATCAAGTAGATTATTGATACGAGCCACTAACTGGGTCCCATCTCTAACGATGGACAGTTCAAGCAGTACACTTTTGGTCGCTCTCCTTGTGTCTTGTTCATATTTATTTTTGACGCACAAGAATAACAAACGAAAGCCCACATTGTGTGTTTGGACTCATCAAAATTATCTTGTGTCATTTTACAAATCCTTCGCGCAACATAATTGCTGCAAACTTTATATCCGTTGCAGTTAGTACAGGTTGCCAGCCACCATCTGGACCTACATCAGATGCCTTGGGTGACTCTTTGTCTGTCATTTCCATACCTCCAAGTATTTTTCTACGTTGGCTAATGGTACATCACGTTTCTCAAAAGAACCCATAGCAGAGTTACATTTGAAACATAGAAGTCCTCTGACTTTACCTGTCTTGTGGCAGTGGTCAACCGCTAGGCGGTACTTCACTCCGTTACGTTCTTGAGTTTCAGGTTGCTTACAGATAGCACAGACTCCACCTTGCTGTACTTCCATAGCATTATATTGTTCAACAGTTATTCCATACTCACGCATCAAGTGGCGAGCGCGTTCAGAGTCAGGATTGTTTTCCCTGTATCTCTTAGACCAACCTCTAAACTTCTCAGGGTTTTCCTGGCGCAGTTCTTTGTGCTTGGCTAGAACTTTATCCCGATGTCTTCGGTAATAACGTTGGGCTTTCGTAAGCCCATCTACACCTACTCTTGTGGCCACTTGTCATCCAATACCATAATCGCTATAGCGCAGTAGTTGAGTAGGTCAATGAAACTATCACGCAAAGACTCGTTAGAAGGTTGAACTCCATTGTCTAGAAGATTGTTTATCCTCGCTGTTTTGTCCCACATTCGCACTCGGAGGCCGTTGAGTGGTCCGCCTGGACTGTGAGCGATGTTCTTCGGGCCGTAATCGTGATGCTTGCGGATGAGCAGATTTCCTGCTGCATCGAGAATAGTCCAGACGTCTCTGATGAACTCATCGTCTATGCCTTTGTGGGGATTGGACGGACTGTTATTGTTCCATCCTTGTAGTTCATCGACACTATAATCATTCCCGTATCCATCAACAATTCTGCCACTTCCTGTAACTCCCGCTTGGTTGTCACTCACTTCGCTCCTCCAAATAGTTTCCGTAATTCTTCAGGCCCATTGGACAGGTAGTATTCATTGATGTCCGTATTGGGTGGTAATGTTACTATAGTCCCATTAGGTAGTTCGGATTGGACACGCCGAGCGAACTCTGCTCCTGGGTTTGTTCCATCTTCTTTCACATCGTTGTCGCCTACAACATAGACAACCTCATAGCCGGTGAATAACTTGGCAAAGTGCGGCTTCCACGCCTGCACTCCTGGGATTCCCACTGCTGGGATACCCACGATAGCCGAGAGAATCACTGCATCTAACTCACCCTCACAGATCACTGCGAAAGGTGACTGGATGAGGACATCTGAGACATTGTAGGGATGTGCCTTCTGTCCTACCGGCTGACCATACTTCGGCTTGCCATCGTCGATGCGACGAAACTTCACCGCTACGCAATGGCCCATCGCTGTCAGGTAGGGAATGGATAGCCACCCCACATAATCTTGATGGCCCTCTGCTGGGTCAACAACTGTGCCAAGCGTCATCTGCTCGGCTACTTCCTTAGATATACCACGTCCTTCGAGATACGCCACGGTTGCTTCGTCGAGGCTTTGACTGTACCTCACCACCGTTTCCAGTAATGATTTCGTAAGCACGGCTGACTGCATCCTTATACCCTAACCCCTCTTTTTCCATAATCACATCTATTGCTGACCCACCTCTACCGCAGGTGTGGCAGAAGTACAGGTTGTCGTAGGTGTTGATCACCGCACTCCGTCTGGAGTCATCGTGGATACAACACTTGACACTAGCGGCTCGGCCCTGCTTGACCTCACCGCCATAGTGGGAAACGATAACTTCTATGGAGATTGCGTTTGATGCAGACTTACCTTTTCGCCCTTTCGAACGAACCACCCTGTTCCAGTCTGATGTTGACATTCGCACCCCCAACAGGCTCCGTGTTTATTCTTCGCTTCCTCGATCTTCTTCTGTTGATTCAGATCCCCCGCTGTCTGGCACGGTTGACAGATCATCTTGACTCTCCTCTTCTGGTTGGCTCCATATTTCTGTTGTGGTGATTTCACCCTCTGGTGTCGGCATTACCTATCCAACTTTCTAGTGACTGAACTACCCAGGCTTTCTGGATAGGTGCGTTTCTACGTTTGACTATGACGAAGGCAGGTGGGCTAGAGGCGAGTCCACGAGCCTTCGCATAGTTCTCGGCTTCCACCTGCGCTTCGCTCCAGAAGGCAGGCAGATCAATCTTCTTGCGGTTCTTTAGTTCCAGAACATAGGTCTGACCTGCGACGATGCACACCAAGTCACCCTCGTCGTTGGCCCCAGCCTTGGCGAGGCGCTCAACGAAGTGGCCTAGCGAGCGCAGATACTTCATAACATCCGTCTCAAACTTAGTTCCCTTGGTCTTGTTGTAGGTTGACACCTAACGCCTCCTTGACCCTAAGCACATCATTGACATAGTGCTTCTTCATATACTTCTCAAAGGACTTGCGATCCTTCTCGTAGCGCTCCTTGGAGTTAGCCTCGATATAGATGATGTCCTTCTCGGCCTTCTTGTTGTAGAAGTGCAGGTGTTCCCAGTACACGCTTGGGAAGTAGTAGTAGGAACCTAAGCCTTTACCTAACGCCTGCCAGAAGTTGTCTGCGTAGAGATGCTTCTGCTGTGGCGGAGCCATAAAGCCAAGCGCCTTGACGATGTTGGTAGTAATCATTATAGATGTGGGCAACTTGTCCTCTTGAAGCATATCGTTACCGTAGGCGATGCCGTATCCGTGCTTGGCTAGAGTGATAGACATAGCCACATCCCAGCCATCGGTAGTCACGATATTGTCGTCACCTAAGAATGTGAAGAAGAGGTAGTCATCGACATACTTCATCGCTATCTTATTGAGCGTAGCGATCATATATTCACGTGGACCTACCTCGTACATCACACCATCAAGCCTTGGATAGTTATGCTCATCATCCTCATCAAGGCCCAGCACAATGTCAGAGACTTTGCTGTGTTCCTTGAGATACTTGACGGCCCGCTCTGCGTTCTCAGGCCTACCTCTAGTAGGTATGATGACGAGATTACTGTTGGCGATTTGCATACTGCGCATCCCTGAAGTACATACGGCCCTCGTCGCTAGTAACTGACCTGATCTGACACGCTGCAAAGTTTACCGACAGAGTGGCATACTCGCTGGCATTTGCTGAGTGTTTCCCAAAGCGATTCTTTACCGCAGATATCCGCAGTGAATTGGTCAGTGGGTCATAGCCCAAGGTGCAGATAATGGCTGGCAACTGAGAGACCTTGCCGTGAATAGCACGGCGTGGTGGTGGATACTCAGGTGAGCCATACTCCGTAGCCTCAGAGACGTGGTGCAAGACCATCACACAGGCCTCAGTCTTGCGAGCCATATCGTGGAACTCAGCCATAATAGCCCGAAGGCCTGCCCACTCATTGTCCGTCTCGGCAACGACGTTCATTAGGTTATCTATCACGATCAACTGTGGCATCTCACCGTAGAGTTCAAGGTACGCCTTGATTTCTAACTCGATATCATCAAGCGTTGGTGATGAGTCGAAGACCCACTGAATGTGGTCAGCGCTCGCCATAGCCTCGTCATAGTAATTGGCAGACCGTTGCAGGTTCTGCTCCACCGTCAACTGGGTATGCCCAGAGATAGCAGCGGCAGTGCGTAGCATTACGGTAGAGGTATCAGTATCAGCCGAGAAGAACAGGGTGGGTATGCCAGCCTTGATCGCGTAGACCAAGGCCAACATAGACTTACCTGCGTTAGGCGCGGCTGCAACCATACACACTTGACCCCGACGGAATCGGATGTCAAACCTCGTAAGATCATTCCAGACTTCAGGAAGTGGCGTTGCTTTGGTTGTTACTGTCCCCCAAGCGCGGGATAGTTTTAGCAATGAACACCTCCACTGGAAAAGAATCTACAATTATATTCCTTTGTCTGCGAATGATGCGACGCTGATTCTCAGTAAGACCGCCCCATATCCCAAACTTCTCGTGCTTCAAGCCCCATTCAGCACACTCAACTTGATGCTCACACCGGAAGCAAATCTCTTTGACGGACCGCGTAGGTGTGTGACCCTTCTCAGGGAAGAACGCTTCTGGGTCAGATTGAGCGCAGAGTGGGGCCTCGAAATCTCGTGGCCCCCTCACGGTTTACGCCCAGATTGTTTGACATTTGTCGCTTGCACCCTTTGGTGCAGCGCACATCCATCCTCTCCAAGGACCTCTTGCAGAAGTACCAGTGCGGAAGGTCATTGTGCCGTGCTTACAACTCGGTGACTGTCCTTCGACTACTGCTGGTGATTCAGTAGGTGCTGGTTCTCCCACTGGTGATGCGGGCTTTGGTGTGAAACTACGACGATATCCCCCAGTCTGCGGAGCGCTTCCCAAAGATTGACTCACACTGTGGATCAAAGTCGCCGTATCTTGAATCGTAGTCAGCGCGGTCTCTAGTTCAGCAGAGTCCTGCGCATAGATGTTGACCAATGTTCCATCAGCCAACTTGAAGTTCACTTGGAACTTCGTTGTATCGGGTGCAGCCATTTTATATTCCTCCAGTAATTAGTTTGATTGAAAGCCTTGCGCTTTCCTTTCCTTGCTTTGTCGGCACGAAGCCTAGTGCTTTCTCCACTGCTTCCTTGTCGACGGTATTATTTTGTACTGTACTCCATCGAATATCAATACCCGATTGAGTCAGACCTGTAAGCCCAGCGAATACATCTCTGAGCGCTTCCTTCTTAGCCACAAGCCTTGTGATCTCCTTATCGAGTTGAAGATACTCAAGCGCTCGTAGGTCCACTTCAGGATTATCTATGGGTGGTTGTTCAGTTTTTGTACGTCCTTTTTTTAGACCAACGCATCCCATCTCCCCAGAGGCGTCGTAGTACTTGCAATAGAACTTACAGTAAGACTCATCACGCTCTGGTTCTGGTGCAACGTCAGAGGCTTTGATGGCTTCTAACCACGACAAAGCCTCTAACGCTACTTTCTCGTCGTAGGCTTCTGAGTGGACTTTGATGTCACGCTCATCACCATCACGAGGTATGGCTACAAGATTGACTCGACTGACCTTCCCCTTGCCAGACTTCTCAATCAAGTAACCATAGACCTGTACCTGCCAGCGTTGTTGCTGGCTAGGAAAGTACGAGAGGTTCCTATATTTAGTTGTCTTCCAGTCAACCACGTCGCCCGTTTCAGGTATGAAGAGATCGACGTGTGCCTTCATCCCACCATACTCGACGGTGGTCTCTATCAGCAAATCGTCTCGCTTGCTAAGCGCCTCTTCAATCGCTCCGTGAATCGCTGTTCCCATAATAGCGGCAAGTTTTAGTTCTTGCTCGTTGGTCTCTGGCTGGTTGTTGAGCCGATACCAAACCCTACGACGGCAACCGCCTAACTCTGACGGTCCTATCTGGACCTGAGTACTGCGTGGCCTAGAGTTCTCCTTGTCGTGCAGTGCCTGCACTAAGAACGTTTTGATGTCTTCCATACTGCGTCTTCCCTCCATCGGGTAATTGTAATGTTGAAGAATATAAAGTTCAAGGCTAGTGAGTCAGCCAATACGATGTAGCCATAGTCATCAAGTTCTTGGTATCTATCAAAACCAAGACCAAAGTTACGTAGGCTCGACCTATTGATGTAGACGGTATATGGGTCCCTGTGCCAACCTGCCATATCAATTCCTCTCCTGTACCACCAACTGTAAGGGCAGGCTTGTATTGACGTCAAGCACCGACGCGATTTCAATGGCGCGTTTCGCTATTTGCTCAGCCCGCGTGAAGGGTATGGCTCTGTCTTTGACCTGTGAGTAGAGGTAGCCCAGCGCGAACTGCCCACCGGAGCCAATCGCGTAGGCTCCGTACTGAGACTGGAAGAACGATAGGTCACAGGCGATATGAAAGAGGTTGCCGTTGAAGGCCAATAGGTAATCGAACCCAGAGTCCTTGTCCTTGAGTGCCTCGTTGTAGTCGTAGTTATGTTCCCTGAAAGTGTTGACTATGGAAGGAATGACCTTCCTGCCCATAAAGATCACTGGATCATCACCATACTTTGGAGCAGGCGGTCTCCAGTTATAGGCCAAGATATCTCCAGGGCGTGTATCGCCCGTGATACCCAATAGATACTTGCCCACCGCTACAATCTTGGGCGTGGACAATGCAATGGAGCGGAGATTATCTTCGGTAATCTGGCTATCAGCAGCCAGCGCTACACCTGTCGCTGTCTGTATCCCTACCAATGTGGTCATAGGCACATAATTTACACCACCTTACGGCGTGTCGCGCCAGCGACACTCCCAATGGGATCACTATAATATGAGCGAAGCGAATAACGGTACGGCCCCTGACGGGGCCGAGGCCGTGATCGGTAAGGCCGAGAGGCGACTGACCACAGGAAGGAGCCGTGCCGAGCAATGTGGTTCCGTCTACTCCGGCTGCTGAAAAACAAAGACAGCCTACCACCCGTTCACGGCGCCGACCTACGAGACCTTGGTCCAGTCCACGTCTGCTCGTGTGGCTGTGAAGTATTCAATGTGATGGCCTGCTTCGAAGACTATGAACTCGTCTGGTATTTCCTTGATGCCACCTGTGCATCCTGTGGCAACCTCGTCACGGTTCCCTGCCCAGTAGACAAACAGGTTTAGAAAACAAAAAAGAGGCCCCCACCACCTTTCGGTGATGAGGGCCGTTTGCCTCGCAGTAAAGCGTTACTTCTTCTTGCGTCCAAACTCTGGAGCGGATGGATCAAGGTACTTCAGTGCTGGTCCAAGGAAGCCTGTCAGGGCTGCTAGTCCAAGCGTCTTGAGGTCAGTCTCTCCTGCTAGGAACAGAGCAATCGCTGCAGCAGCAGCGGCTCGGAACCAGGTCAGTGAGACCTGCTTGAGTTGTTCGTTTACCTTCATTAGTCCTCCTTTGGACTGTTCTTTTTCTTGCGCTTTACTGGTATAAACTTCGACTTGATCTTGTTCCACCTCTTAGGCCCACCTACCCAGGGGAACCAGTCACGGGTGTCCTTGCCACAGTCCTCCTTGATGGAGACGTGCAGGTGCTTCTCGTGCTTGTTCTTGCCGTTGTAGGTATCCTCACCATTGCGCTCTGACCAGATACGACCATTGAATATCAGGTACTTGACCCGATCATCCTTCTTCAACTCTGAGTAGATAACCCTGCAGTCAATCCCGTTCTTGGGATCGTGGGTCAGGTCTACCGCGAAGCCTGAGTTATGGTCGCTATTCGGACTCTGCTTGACGTGCGCAGCAGAAGGTAGAAGTCCATCGCTCGCCCGATTCCTTCTCGGAGCAAGAGCATTGGCCTGTCGCAACAGAGCGACGGCAGCAGGTTGCGGGAACTTCGCTAACGGAATCATTCATTTCCTCAGTACTTCCTTGACTAGATCGGTCAGTAGGTCAACCTTCTCTTCCAACTTGTTGACCTTATCCTTGATGCTGTTACCCCCATTGGGCTTGAGTTCATTGAGATAGTGTTTCACCATCCATCTAACAAAGGTCGCAAATCCTGCGATGATTGTGAAGATAGAGACGGTGAGGCCCGCCCAATCCGTAGGGGTCATAGTTCGGCTCCTAGATGGTTCTGACAGTGATGATAAGTTTTCCTCCGTAGCCAGAGAATCGCTTATCTGATGGGGTTTGATTGATGAAGTCCAACTCTTCTATCACACACGAGAACTCCTCGCCAGAGCGGAAGTCCTGGACTCTGATGGTATCGCCTTGGTTTTCTACTGCCTCTAGTTGTATGAGTCGGTCATAGGCGCTACCTTCGTAGCCGATCTCCACACCAAGGGAGTCGCTCTCGTGGTCATAGCAGAAGACTGGAAGTTGAATCAAACGCTGTCTAGGCACAGCAGGTAGGGACTTGAGTTGGTAGCCCGTGAAGAGTGGACCCTTGCTGGAATCGTCAGGGTCTCTGGCTATGATGAACTTGAAGCCAAGGTATTCCTGCGGTGCTGATGGGTAGGCAATAGATACCTCTGGGACTACCGTTCCCTTGTTGAATGAACCAATGTTGAAGGTGGCTCCAGTAGATGAGACTGACTCAATATCAATGGCACCATTGCTGGAATCAAAGCGAGCCTGCAGGAACTTGAATATCTTTGCCTCGATAGTGTTGTATCGGACATAGCCAGTCTGCAGGTAGCCTTCTGCTACCAGCCTGCCATTGTTCTCTTCATCTGTTTCCATATAGATAGAGCCATTGCTGGCGGTCTTATTGGTTGTAAAGCAGAGTCTGTTGGTCCCATTGACAAAGGCACAGGCTGTGGTCTGGCGACCTGTTACACCGGAGGCGTAGGTATCCCAGGCGTACGGGAAGATGAGCGTCCCAATCTGGGTGCCAAGGTCGATGCGGGTAGTTCCCGCCTCGCCGTCAACACCTGTTGCACACCAGACGTAGCGGTCTCTGGCTGCGAAGTCATAGACAGGTTGTTCTGTTTCAAAGATGAGCGGGCCGTAGGCAATAGAGCCATCATCAGAAACGGCTGCCACTCGTACACCCTTTGAGGTGCCGATAAGCATATAGCCAAGGTAGTAATAGATTCTAAAGATCTTCTCACCGCTTGGCATTTCAGCGGCTGTGATAGCGCTGGTCAGAGATGGCATCGTTCCATTAGAAGCCAGAGTGAACTTCTGGATATTGGACTGCCCACCTGAGTAGCCGGTGACATAGATGGCAACACCGCTAGATGTGATACTGGTATATGTGAAGTCATCTACCGGATGGGTATAGACAGCCGATGGCAAAGCAGTAGCGTTGGTAGCAATCTCAAAGACCTTGTTGTTGATGCAGGCTACGATACGTTCCTTGGTAAACTCCATTACTGCGTCGTTGACGACTATGGTTGAAGTCTTGAACATCTCGACAGCAGCGGCAGTGGAGTCAATAAGCCTCTTGTACATCACTGTCTTGTCAACACCAGAGTCAAGAATCTTGGTGATCCAGTAGACGTAGACGCCATCATCGCAGAAGGCGTAAACAGGGTAGTCAGTACCGCTGTTATAGTCTACGAAGTGTTCTAGTTCCGAGGTTGCCGTGCCGGTTGCAGCGGTTGATGTGACGTTAGAAGCAGTCTTGGCATAGGAGAATGTGGTACTAGTGACAGCCGTAATGGTATAGGTACCGTTGAAGGTAGCATCTACCCCTGACACTTCTACCTCAAAGCCCACCGCAAACCCGTGAGCAGCACTGGTTGTTAGCGTTGCTACGTTAGAGGTCAGGGCCTTGTTGGTGATAGTAGCCGTAATAACTGGGAAAATCTTGTCGATGTCAAACTCGTCAAGCATAAGGACACCTTCATAGTCGTTCCCATTCCTGCTCCACGCTGCTGATCGAAGGTATTGATTAGGCCTTTCGTTGGCGCGGATAGTCCCTGTTGTGACGTGGACACTATCAACATCATTGATAAGGGTTACTTGGCCCTTCTCCCAGACGTTACAACCCTTGCTCTCGGTATACTGAAAGCGAAGCGACTCGTCTTGGATAGGCTCAAAGTACTTGATGCCTTGTCCAAAGTGAAAGGATGACTGCGACCTAAGCCACCAGCCAGTGAGCGTCTGCTCACCAGGCTCACGGGTCTGGTCAATCTGGGTCTTGCGGTACTGTGCTGTGACACGACGGTAGGGACTATCATCACTAGCAGCAAGGAAGAACGGTAGTCCCGCAACAGCCACGTCATACTGAACCGTGCTAAGTTGGTAGGTATCAGCAGATGATGGGTTGGATAGTGCGTAGGGAATACCCTCTGTAATGTCGAACGAAACCACTATGAGACCCTTCGGGTACTAGGAGAGTAGTGCTTTGAGATCTTCTGGCGTCAGGCCAAGGGCTGCAAGTTTTGCTTCAGCCTCTGTCTTCTTGTCCAATGCTTCCTGCTCTTGACGAGCAATCTCTGCATCGACCTCTGCTTGGGTAGGAGTAACGACAGATGGGTCATTCCACTGGACTGTTGATAGGTCCTCGTCGTTGTAGGTAAACTCTTTGCCAGGTCGAAGAGCCTGCAGTGTCTTTGCTAGTTTCATTAGACGAGAACCTCCATCAAAGTAATAGTGCCATTGCTCGCACCGGAAGTGATTGCCGACCCGTTAGCCCTTACCTGCAGTTTGTAGGTGGTTGCAGATGTGGTGGCTGGCGAGTCTAAGAAGACCATTGCTCTTCCCTCTACCAAGGTTACGTCATTGCTTCCGAGTGAAGAGGAAAAGACACCAACCGATCCAGGTTCATAGATGCTGGTAGACCCTCTCATAAATCGGTAGTAGGAAAAGGTCAAGGCGCCACCAGCGCTCGCTCCAAAAAGGCCACCTATGTAAGCGTTGAACTCGCATATGACAAGAACCTTGCTGGTAGATAACGTCGGTGTTATTGTCGCGGTGAAGTTGGTAGCGTCTACAAATGTTGTAGAAGATGTGTTTGTGCTTGTTGCTGTGGCAACAGAAACAACTTGCCCAATCTTTGGTGCGCTAGATATGGTAGTCCAAGCAAGGCCTGTAGCGGTTGCTGAGTTAGCGGTAAGTACCTGTCCGTTGGTTCCAATAGCCAAACGCGCTGGGGTATCAGCAGCGGTTGCTGAGATAAGATCACCCTTAGCGTCAACTATTGACTTAGCAATAGCGGCGTCTGCAGTGGCTACGCCATTACGGAAGAAGTCAAGGTCGGACGAGGTTAGTACGTGACGCACTGTGGCACCGGCACTATGGGCGATACCAGAAACGCCAGCAGTTCCTGTCCCAGCCTGACCACGAGAGATGGTCAAGGTGTCACCACTGACGTCGGTGACGAATACAATCTCCTCGTTGACGGTATCTGGGTCAATGACCACAGTAAAGATATCGACGTTACCAGCAGCCAGTGTCTGTCCACCAAGCAAGGAGGTGGCAGCAGCCGAACTAGGAACCGTCATAGTAGTCTGGGTTGTATTGATCCCAGAAGCCAGCGTCGTCTCGACGCTGATAGATGAATACTTACGGGTCATTGGCCTTCCTTATTTCGTGTAGTGGAGACGGATGGGGAACTTGTCGGAAAGTTTGAGTGCTTCGTCATTGAGCCTCTGTTGGAACAGGGCAAAGACGTAGCGAGATGCGCCAGCACCAGCGGTGCTTGGAATCTTGGAGTCAGCAAAGTCAGCCTCTGCGCTAGATAGGTTGATACGACCAGCATCAATGTAGGAGAGCAACTTGTAGGCAGCGCCTAGCGTTACTACGTCATAGGATGACTCTGGAAGTCCTGATACATCAGCGAAGTCGTCAGTACTGCTATCTAGGGTATTGGCTTCAACCGCGTAGTAGACCTGCACGGTGCGACCTGGCTGGATGTTCTCGTAGATGTTGATGGTGTTGGTGCTGTTGAACGTAGCGATATTAGCCATTCCATCTGCTCGCCAACGGTTGACTGGTAGCCACTCTTGGCTGGAGCCAGTCGTTTGCCACGATACATAAAGGACATTCTCAACATCATCTGGCAGTGCATATGTCACCTGAGATGCGTTGTAGGTAAAGGTCGTTGATGCTACTCCCCACAACTTTGGGTAGAGTCCATTGATCGTATCGTTGATAGCCTTCTTGATGGTGATACGTGGAAACGTTGGAGCCAAGGTTACTTGAGCATACTGAGCGTGTGGTGCCGCTGTCGTCCCTTGGTACCCACGACCAAATCCTGGGATGACGTTGAGCGTATTGTTGGTCTTGTTGAAGGAATCAATCCAGATAAGTTCATCGTCAATCTCGATGACACCTTTAGCGAGGTTATCTGCCGAGCCGACTTGGATGGATGCTGAGGTGGTAGTAAGGCCGCCTGCGTTGGCGACATAGGTGATGCGGTCCTGACGCAAGGTGTAACCCTGAAGGTTACTTCTTACCTCGTCTATCATTTCGCTTAGTGTGGGCATTGAGTTTCTCCTTGTAAAAGGCTAGGTTGTTGACTAGCCTCTCATCGTCTGGACTTGTTTCTACCGCTTTCTTACCGTGCTTATAGGCTTCTTTCCAGTCACCTAACTGCCACGCAGAGACTGCTATCAGATCGTCTGCCATATGACCCCAGGCCCACTCTTCCGATAGGAAGCCAGTGACCCTCTCGGTCTTGGTCAATGCAATCTTTGCTACCGCATTACACTCTTTCCATTGCTTCTGCGTGTAGTAGTGATTCGCTAGGGCAAGTGTTGCTTCCCTCGTCTGGCAGGCTTCTGTGGCCTGCATTAGCCATTCCTCAGCCTTCTCTGGCTCGCACTTAGCGAGCATCCGTAGGGCAAAGGACTTCTCTGCTGGGAAGTTTGAGACCTTGATATATTCCTTGATGACCTTGGCGCAGTCCTCGTAGGCCTTGCGGAAGTACAACTCTCTGCCTAGGTAGTAAAGGTTCCTAGCATCTGGCTCTTCGTCTACTGCTCTGCGGAGCAGATCGAGATACTGCCCGCGAGACTTGGTAACATCTGGCCTGTGGTGGACTTCAAAGTTGTAGCGCTTGCGTACATCCCCGCCTTCATAGGTCATTGGGACTTCGTGGATGGGATACTTCCACCTGACGCCTTGACGCCTGTGAATCCTGAACCCATCGAACTCGATGGCAGGCTCACCCTCTTTGGTCCAGTCAGTGATAAACCTATACTGCGGTCTGTCGGTGCCTTCCTCGAAGGCCCGCTCTAACTCTGCTCTCCATCCTGGCTGGAGTACTTCATCCATATCCAGTGCGATGCAATAGTCAGCATCTGCTGGGACTAGAGCAAGTGATGCGTTACGAGCGTCATCAAACCTAAACGGTATGACGCTGATTTGGTAGACATCTATGCCAAGTTCCTTGGCTCTGGCTACCGTATCGTCGGTTGAGCCAGTATCTGCTATGAGGTGGTAGTCTGCTTCTTTAGAACAGTTGTACCAACGCTCGACAAACTGCTCTTCGTTCTTGGCTATGGTGTAGACGGCAACCTTCATACATACTTGTCCCTTACATCCCTGTACACTTTGTCCAGGTCTGAGTATCCTGGGCGTTGATATACTAGCGCAGGTTTGGCGCAGTAGGTGTTTAGGAACGCGTTGATCTTTGATAGTTCTAGGTCAATATGTGTCTTGCCTTGAACGTGCTGGTGTATGTACTTCATCGCCTTGCGATTCATTCCGTAGGCGTGGGCCGAGTAACTGTCTATGGGGCTTATTAGGTTTTCTGAATAGGGCTTGTACTGGTGGAGCCAAAGGCCACCGTAGAACACATCCCAATTATCGGGCAGTTCTTTCCAAGTCCTCTCAAGTCTTTCATTGAAGCCCTCTTGGAAGTTGGCATCATCTTCAAAGATAAAGAGGCTCTCAACCCCATCATCTATTGCCTTGGCTAACACCTCTAGGTGGCTCAGTGTGCAGGCTACGATGCCTCGCATTGGAAAGCCCTGTCCATCCGTCTTTCCTTCTGCGTCATAGGCTGAATGACGTTCATAGGTTAGACCTATCGACTTAGCCTGCTCGTCAAACTCTGCAAGCCGGTCAGTCCTGCGGTCTAAGTTGATGACTACGACCTTTTCAAAGAGATCGTTGAGTCCCATCAGATACCTGTGATAGCAAGGATTTCTGTGTCAGATAAGCCGAGTGCCTTCAACTTCTCTTGAGCAGACTGCTTGGCTGCAGCCTTGGCTGCTTCCTCTGCCTCACGCAAAGCCTGTGCCTCAGCAGCGGCTGCCGCATCTTGGTCACGCTGGGCAATCTCGGCTGGGGTCAAAGGCAGGATGGTCTGCTTGCCGGTGGCGCAATCCACCACGATCTTTGTCAGGTTCTCACTCATAAACTACTGCCTCCCAATCAAGAGTCTCTTCATTCCAGGAATACATCAAGCCATCTTCAGGCCTTGGCTTAGGCGGTTGCCAGTCGTGGTTCTCATCCTTGGTCCACGATGGGAATGGCTGAGGTGCTACGAATACATCTGCTGCTTCGTCGAAGGTGTAGCCAATCCCTGCGTACTGCTTGCGGATGTTGTGGTTGTAGCTCGTTTGAATCCAGCGTCCACCCAGTCCGAGGTCATTGGCGAGGAAATCCTCGCCTCGATGCTCTTGCTCATCAGGAACAACAAGCACCTGTGTTACTACATTGTTCTCATCTATCATTGCGAAGTGCGCCATTTATGTTCCTTTACTTTGCATATCTAACTATTACGATTCCAGAACCGCCCGCTCCGCCTGATGCAACATTGTAGCCAGAGCCACCACCGCCGCCGCCTGTATTAGCCGTACCAGCGACTCCGGTTCCGCTATTTGCAACCAAAGAACCTGCACCACCACCGCCGAGTCCACCAACTCCAGCGTATGCTCCGTTCCCGCCTCCGACAGTAGAGCCACCTCCACCACCGCCAGCATAATATCCGCTATTAGCGCCAGTACTAGTTGCTGATGACCAAGTTGATAGCAAAACGCCAACGCCGCCATCGGTGGCTGTTCCATTTGGACTGCTTGCGGCATTTGCAGCCGCTGCTCCAGCACCACCACCGCCAGGAGAACCACTATTGCTACCATTTCCTGCTCCGCCGTTGTATCCCTGATTGGCGGTGCCAGTTCCTGCATTTAGCCAAACTCCAGAACCGTTGCCAGAGCCAGCGCCACCGCCAGAACCTCCGCTACCACCTCCAGAGTTTGACTCGTAACTTCCACCACGACCTCCGCCAGTAGAAGTTATGGTGTTGAACACAGAACTACTCCCTTGAGTTTGTGAGGCTCCTCCAGCGCCGACGGTTACGGTATAAGCGGTGCTTGCGGTAAGAGATAGAGCAGATTCAAGAGAACCTCCGCCGCCTGTTGCTCCTACGGTGGAACGAAGTCCACCTGCTCCGCCTCCACCGCCGTACCATCCACCACCACCGCCACCACCTGCTACCACGAGGTAATCACAGGATAGGTTCTGCAACGGCGTAAAAGTACCGCTAGTTGTAAAGAGATGGTAGACATAACTGGCATCGTCATACACCATTCCACCAGTCGCCTTGATCTGGGCAGTCGTGCGGGAGATGCCATACAAGGTGGCTGTGGAGTGTTGAGAGAGTGTTCCGCTTCCAGCCGCAATTCTAATAGAAGTGATTGCTGCAGTGTTTGACCACAAAAAAGCGTATAACTGGGTGAACGCAGTAGTAGCATTGTTTTCGGTAACAGCATCATATGATGCGCTTTTGTTATTGCTCCCTGCATAGTTGGGGATGTATAACTGCCCATTGCCAAAAGTAGAGGCTGTTGCATTTGCGCCTACTCCGTCAGCAAAAAAATGATTACCAGAAAGAGAGTTAGAAACGGCTGTTGAACCATCGCCGTAAAGATTTCTCTGACTGTAACCTGTAGTTGAGCCATTGAAGGTTATTTGCAACTGTTGAAAAACTTGTGCTTGTGTTCCTCTAATAGAGAATACAACCTGCAAGTCGGTATAGGTCTGCGGGATATTGGTGAACTCTATATTCGCAGCACCACCACTACCCACAGTGACGGTCTGAATTGCAACCATTGTGCCATTGAGTGCCATTAGACTGCATACCTCACAATCACAGTTCCTGAACCGCCTGCACCTGCTGTTGACCTGCCACCGTTGCCACCATTACCAGTGTTCGCAGTTCCAGCACCGCCCGAATCTGATCCGTTACCACCAACTGCACGAGTTACGGATGTGCCTGTGATGGTGCTTGTAAGACCTGAGCCTCCTGTTTGTGTGACATAACTGGAACCTGCTGCACCAGCACCGCCACCACCGCCCATATTGCGGGAGTTGCCTTGTGCTCCTATTCCTGAACCACCGGCAAACCCTTCGTTCGCTGTTCCTGCTCCGCCAGCATAAGCATTATTGAAATCACCAGAACCACCACCAGAACCACCAGCGCGACCCTGACCTGTTGGCGATGCGTTGACAGCGCCACCACCGCCTCCTCCTGTAGTGGATACAGTAAAGAAGGAACTAGCACTTCCGTTTGTTCCTAGTGTGTAGTCAGATGCTGCACCGCTACCGCCACCGCCAACGACTATTGCGTAATTGGTGCCATTGATGAGTGAGAGTTTTGACTGCGCCGACGCGCCACCACCTGATGCTCCAACAGATGTTCTATAACCACCTGCTCCACCGCCACCACCGTTGTTATTGACATCGCCACGACCTCCACCACCTCCACCTGCGACAACAAGAAAATCGACATCAGTAAGGTTTTCCACTGGTGCAAAGATGCCAGAGGATCGGTAGGTGTGATACCAGTAGGTTCCATCTGTGCGTACTTCATCCCCACCAAATGCCTTCGGTGAGCCAGCGCCGATGCCGTAGAGAGTGAAGGTGGAACCTGAAAGCCAACTTGCTGTTTCAGGATAAAGCCTAATTGATGTGATTGCCGCAGTATTTCTCCACAAGCCGACTGATGCCCAAACGGAATTAGCGGCGGCATTAGTTCTAGCCAAAACAGTTTTGTTCGTCGTTACATTTGAGTAGTTTTCAAACTGTAATATAAAATTTCCGTTTAGATTATTGAGAGCAGGAGCGCCCAAATACATTGCCGGATTGTTTGTATATCTTCCAGAACTAGCACTACTTCCATTTCCAAAAATATGTGTAGCGGAGTAACTGTTACTGCTATCTCCGTTTAGTTCTACCGATAAAGCGAATCCTGTCGTGGTATTCATACCACCATTCATTACTAAAACTAAGTCGGTGTAAGTTTGTGGGATACCACTAAAGGTAATAGAAGCAGTGTTAGCGGAAAGCGTCTGGGTGCTTATCGGTGTGAGTGTTGACATTTAGAGTACCCCGTACAGTGCGAATTGACAGTTTGCTACAAGACTTCTTGCAAAGTCACCAGCACTGGCTATTCTTATGGATGTAATAGCGTTTGTGTTTCTCCATAAAGAAGAACTGAATCTGATGTGACCTGGTTCCGTGCCAGTTCCATTGGTGTCATTTCCGCCTAAAGACCTTACGGTCTTGAACTTGTTGGTATTCCTGTAATCCAAGAAATCTGCGACAAATGCAGAGAACATACCTGCCGTGTGTCCAGAAGAAGATTGCGCTCCAAGGATGCCACAGTTGAAATTTGTTCCTGCGCCGACAGCAACGCTTGCGCCATTACCTTGCAGATAATGCCAAGCATAGTTTGTTCCACTGTCACCATTCAACCGAAAAGCGAGTGAGTCTTGTCCGGATGTAACTTCAGAACTTCTTGTAAGCATACGGAGTTGAAGGTGTGTATATGTTTGAGGAATGTTGGTGAACTCAACAAATGATTGAGTGGCAGTAAGCGTGAACTCACCCAACGGAAACATTGCTCCGTTGTCCACATAGACAGGCGTCGTCGGGTTGCCAGCGAGGAAGTCGTTGTAGCGCTGGTATGTACCGAATCCGCCTGCGTTGGAGAACCTGAAGATTGACACTAGGACACCCTATCGCTTTCTGAGTGTTGCCTGAGATACTCGATTGCTTTGAGCATATTCTCTGGGTTCTCCTTTAGTAGTCCTAATGCCGTATTACAATTCTTGCACAGTAAGCCACGAATCTTTCCCGTATCGTGATTATGGTCTACTGCTAGATTGAATCCTGTCTTACACTTCATACCGCATATTGCGCATACGCCATTCTGCTCCTGAAGCATACGGTCGTATTCCTCTGCAGATAATCCGAACTTTCTTTTTATGTGCGCTATCCTAGATTTTTCTCTTACAACTTCTAGGTTGCGCTCTCTCCAGCGCCTTGTTGTCTCTACAGCCTTCTTGCGTTCTTCAGCAGTTTTAGGAGGCAATGCTGCGTAATAAGCCCGCTGTCTTTTAGTCCTGCACTGTCTGCATTGATATCCCTGTGGAGCAAATTGATTTTTTGGCTTTATCTCTCCACAAACTTTACAGGTTCTATGTCCACTCATTAGGCGGATATTTCTACCCCGCTGATATGAAAGTTGATGGTGGTTGCCGAAGCGCCACCTGCAATGGTCTGAGTCGCAGCAATGACCTGCTTGAGTTGGATGACAGTGGAATCGTTCGCTGCAACAGTGACATTCTCTGCGATGCGTGTGCCAGCAAGCGACATCGTAAAGGTGCCAGCAGAGCCAGCAGTGTTGGTCACGACAATATCGGTGACCACTGTCGTTGTCGCAGACGGTACGGTGTAGAGCGTCGTCGTCAGTGTTGTAGTTGCGGCTCCTCGGAAGAGTGCCTTAGATGTATACGTTGGCAATGAAGTGGCCTTTCCTAGTATGCCTGCATAATGATCATTTCAAGCGGAGCATCAGCACCTGTCGGCCCTGTTGCACCCGTTGGTCCCGTTGCACCCGTAGGACCCGTAGGACCCGTAGCACCAGTTGGTCCTGTCGGACCCGTAGCGCCAGTAGGTCCAGTAGCACCCGTTGCTCCGGTTGCACCTGTTGCACCTGTAGGACCCGTCGGACCTATCGGTCCTTGAGGACCTGTAGGCCCCGTGTCACCTGTTGGACCTGTTGGTCCAGTAGCGCCAGTTGGTCCCGTAGGTCCTGTCGGTCCTGTAGGCCCAGGAACGGTGGAGTCTGCTCCCGTAGGGCCAGTCGGACCTGTAGGGCCTGTTGCTCCAGTTGGACCAGTTGGTCCTGGTACCGTGCTATCTGCGCCTGTCGGTCCTGTCGGACCTGTTGGACCAGTGTTTCCAGTTGGTCCTGTTGGCCCAGTAGGTCCCGTATCGCCTGTTGGTCCTTGCGGTCCAGTCGGCCCTGTAGCACCAGTAGGGCCAGTAGGCCCAGTGGCGCCAGTAGCACCAGTATCTCCAGTAGGACCAGTTGCACCTGTCGCTCCCGTCGCTCCAGTGGGGCCGGTATCTCCTGTAGCACCCGTCGGTCCGATAGGACCGTGATCTCCTGTTGGACCCGTAGGGCCAGTGGCTCCTGTCGGGCCAGTACTTCCCGTAGGGCCTGTGTCTCCAGTGGCCCCTGTAGGGCCTGTAGGCCCCGTAGAGCCTGTAGAACCAGTAGGTCCTGTAGGTCCGGTGGCTCCGGTGATTGCAGGGCCTGTAGCGCCCGTAGGACCCGTTGGACCAATCGGACCAGTATTGCCAGGCGTACCTTGCGGTCCTTGGTCAGCGCTGAACTCAACCGCTACTTGTGGGGTGATGGACTCAATTACGATGATAGTGGTCACGGATTGGTCACTGCTCCCGTCACGATGAACTTGCCCTCTAGGATGCGGGTTACGACTGTGCCTGAATCCAGCACGAAGTCATAGGCATAGCGACCTGGAACGATAGCGCCTGTCACGGTATCGCTCAGAGTGACAGTAGCCCTGCCATTGATGGCATCTAAGACAATCCGCCCATTGGCGGTGGTAGCCACGACGGTAGTAGTCGTAGCGCCTACGAATGGCCTGACGGTCATTGTGGCTGTGTAGTTCGTCAAGTTCCAGGGTGTGCTGTCGTTCTTGATCTGGAACTGAAAGTTGAAGGTGGTTGCCTGGTCGCAGACCAAGTTGTACTTAGCGCTCAAGAGTTGACTCCTCGGAGAGCCGCCGCTGCAGGTAGTCCAGTAGTCCCAGCGATAACGTTACATACGCCAGAAAGATCAATCCAATTTTTAGGATCAGTAATACCAGCGATTTCATTGAGAACTCCTACGGTGTCTGATGCGGTAGGTGTGACTGAGCGAGCAGCAGCCCAAGC